TCATTGTCGGTAGGTAGGTAGAAAACGACATATTTTCAAAAGGCTCTGTTTCCTTTTATGAATCAATCGAGTAGGTAGGTAGGTAGTAAAAGCATACTTTTCAAGAAAAAGTTTTTCGTCTTCCTTCTCTCGTGTATATACTCCCCACGCTTAAATATCACTTTCTCAAAAGACCGGCGACACCGGGTCTTGTTGCATCGAAAAAGGAAGCCACCGAACTCTCCCGATGCGGTGCCGCCGATCAAGCCCGCCGCGTCAATTTTTCGGGGGAAATACCTTCCGCAGCGGCCCGGTGGTCGATAGTCTTGTCGTACTTCTCCAGTATAGGTTCAAGCTGGCTGAAATCAAAGTCCGCGATTCGTTCCGCATCGACCCTGAACGCATCTCGCCTGTTCATCAGAATCGCGTGCATGTATCTATATCGCTTCGTGACGACCTCTGTGGCCGTCTCCCGTACTTTCTCACCCCGGCGACGCACATGCCCTTCCACGGCTTGCTGTGCGTCCCTGAAGACGAACACAGGCGTCATGCGTGGGAAATGATGCAGCCAGATGGGATAGTGTTCGGAGAGCGTCTTGAAGAACCACTCTCCCTGCGGCTTGACCCGTCGTTCCACGAAGTATCGAAGATCGGCCTTGTCCAGATTTCTCGGTTCGTGATCGCCCGGAGCAGTGACCGTCCAGTTCTCCTTGATGAAATCCTTGATCTCTGCGTTCTCGTGCGTCGGGTATCCGTCCATCCGCCAGCCTTTCTCCCCGCCGAACGTGCTCCCTTCCCAAAATCCGAGACGCGCAAACACACCCGCGACCAGCGAACTTCCGCCACGAGACGTGCAAAAAATAATGACAGGATCATCCCTGAAGTTTCCAGACACCATATCTCCACTGATGACGACCTGTGTCCAGAAACGGAACTGAGCCGATCAGGTTCCCCGGCAGAGCATAACGATCCGCGTCCGAGTATGTCATCAGAAGAAACTCCGACCCACTCTCCCGGAGAAGACGCAAGGCCCGCTCCGCTTGTTCAGATGGCATATGATTCAGCACGAAGATGCACAGCACGAGATCGTAGCCTACAGGCAACACTTCACGCGTCACATCGAACGGGAGCACGTCCACCATTCGCGGCTTGATGTCGTATCCGACATATTCTATACCGCAACTATTGAGTGATGGAACGCAGTGTGTGATCCAGTTCTGATCGCCGCAGCCGACATCGGCGACAGTTTTTATACCGTGATTCAGGATGACATGCGGTACAAAAGACCGGATGATCTTAGTGTTTTCCAGTTGCGAGCCTGCACCGCATGGCGTCTCCGGTCGTCCGGATTTCCAGTCGGTCACGGCTGCTTGTTGATCCATCGCGCTTCGTCTTCCTGTTTTGTTTTGCACTCAAAGTATGCCGCCGCGTCTCGCGTGTGCGACGACAAAAGGAATCTGACCGCGTCTTGAACGGGCCATGTATCAAAGTCCGGTGGCAACTGCGACAACATCTCGTCGCACTCCGCCATTGATTCAATCGGCTTCGGGTCGGGTCTCGCTGTCGGTTCGTGTAGGATCACTTCCGGCGTCGTTCCACATGCTACTAAAAGCAGCATTGAAAGGATTAGCAATGACCACTTGAACATCTTCATCGTCAGTCTCCAAGCATCCTTCAACATTTACATTCGAAATCGGTTTCACAAAGTCTCGATTTCTGATACTTTCGAGCAGTGAATCCCGCTGATCTCTGATCGTGTCGAAATTGTTTTTCAGGGTAAGCCGCGCATTCTCTTCGTTTTTCATGCGCAGTAACCACTTTTCATGAATCTGCATCTCCCGGCGTATAATTTCAGCCGTGATTGCTTTCTGTTTGTCGGCGTCGTGTCTGGCGTGAACCTCTGACGCTTTCATGTATCCCATGCCAAAGATCGCGACCGCGATGCCCGCGAGTAAAACAAGGCGAATCCAGTTCCCTTTCAGGAAGCCGATCCCACCGCTGAGAAGCCCGACGATGCCCATAGTTCTCTCCTTGCGTCTGCGATCATCTTCGATGGCGGGCCATCGTTTGTGATCACTGCGTCAATATATACCGAATTGATACCCTGTTCCGATGCGTGGCTGCTCTCGGAAATTTCTTTTTGTCCGGGACGGATGACTTCGAGCATCAATCCACCTTCAGACTTGATCCATGCTGCTTCGTTCTCGAAGCGCACGTCCGGGATGATCATGCCCATCCCCATGATGCGACCCTGCTTCATTGGTGCAGAGATTGTGATTTTCTCATACTTTCTCTTTGCGAGCTTCAGCCACAAGTCCCTGTCGATACTCCGTCCCCATTCTGTGCCGAGTGTTTGCGCGAGATAGCGCGGCGAGATTTTCTTCTTCAGGAAACTGATCTCTTTCTCTTTCCAGACGCGATCTTCCCAGTGTGCAGGCCCGAATCCGAAGATCGCGTTTATTGCGGCCTTGATCGGATCGGCTAAGTGATGGATGGCATAGACATCGGTCGCTGCGATGCCTTCGGCGAGTAGGTCTTTTCCGGAATTCGCGAGTCCGCAGATTCCGATCAGTGGCTTCAATCGTTTCATTCTAATCCAGCATTATGATGTCTCGTCGGTGCCGCTCGATCTCACCATATTTTCTGTGCAGCGTCACTGAGTACATATCGCGTCCGGATCGATAGCCCATTGATGCAGTCCACGCATCCTTCGGAGCCAAAGATCGAAAGCTTTCGACAACGCATCCACGAAGCTCGTATGATTTTCGAGTGTGGATATGTCCAGTGTACCAGTATCGAAACTCTGTATCACCCCATTCTTTTTGTCGGTCTGCGGCCATAATTTCACCGAGACGTTCCGGCTTGACCGTGTCGCCATGTGTCACGCCGAGCAGAACATTTCCGAAGCGATAATAATGAAAGCGTCCCGGACTCGTGTCGAATGTGACACGCGGATTCTGTTCGTATGCCATCGAAAGTGCGAGAGTCAGCACCTGTGCAGTCTGCTCGTCATGGTTCCCGATCTCGTTGATCACATGAACTTGTTCATGCTTCGCGAGCGCGAGTTCGATGCAGGCACGCATCGCCCGGACGCCGACGTGCAGCACGTTTCCCCACCGTGTATCGACATCCATTCGCGTTCCGCGTGTCGATGTATTCGCGACCGTGTCCGCATGAAAGAAGTCACCGACGTTCACGATGACTGCCTGTTTTGCTTCCGGGGATGCAGAGACGAGACGATCCATTGCCGCGATAAGATTTCTTGATGCGATCTTCACGTCGAAATCGTGACCCGCTTCTTCGGCCCATGCGTACATTCCGATATGCGGATCGCCCATCGGATACGCAATCAATAAATCATCCGGATTGAACAGCAACTTGTTTTTATTGTTCGCTGGAGATGGCATCGCAATCTCCGGAACCTTCATAGTCGAATCACCGAAGGCTTCTTTGATCGCTTCGACTGCGAGTTCAAGTAATTTTTCTGCGTCTTGTTTTGACTTGACCCACTGGAGAACTTCGTTCTTCGTCGGTGCGCCATCTTTGTCGAGACCTTTTCGATACAGGGTCGAGACGCCAGCGACGGCGAATCCGTCCGGCACTGTCTCTGTCATATCGTGATCAGGAGACCATCCACGTTTCGCTGCGGCTTTGACAACGCGGATGATCGCTTCATCCACTGTGCGCCGGTTCATACCGAGCGCTTCGGCTGCGGCACGATTCGATCCGTGCTCAAGAACTGCATCAATATAGCGCAGTTGCACCGTACTCTGCGCAAACTCCCTTAACTCTGGAAGTTGGTCGAAATCAGGCTGTCGAGAATATCCAGCTACCATGCGGGAACTCCTTCGCTACTCGGCTTCGTTATTTTCTTTTCTCTCTTTCTCTTCTTGTCGCCGTTTCCAATTAAGATACAACGAGAATCCGGCTGATGCCGCGACAAGAACTCCTGCGATTATAGAAACGATTAAGTCCATGTTCGTCAGCATCTTCACACCGAATCCCACCGCTGCACCCGCCGCTAGTGGATCGGCAACTTGTGTCACAAGTCTTGCGTGCATTTTCATTGCTCTCCCTGATTGTACTTTCCGCCGTTTAACTTCTTGTCGGCAATGTCGGCGGCGTAAACTGGGCCAAGCACGCCGAGAGTGTACGTTGTGAGAGATGCCATGATCGTCGCAATGTCAGCGACAGTGAACTCCTTCGTTACTCGTAACAACATCCACACGATGATCACGTATCCGAACAACAGTGAGAAAAGTGCAAGCCCAAACTTCCGCTTTATTATCCACTTACTTCCACCGTTGCCGTCCGAAATTTTCGTCAGCATCGTGCGTCTCCCTCAAAACGCGGCTCGTCGTCTCCATCCAAGTCGGAAACTTTCAAGCGACGAACGTTTCTTGATCAATTCATCGTAGAACCTGTCCTGCTCGCGACGAACGTTTGTCACAAGCATAAAGTCCCGATCTGTGAGCGAGTTTACAGCTTCAAGCGTCTTCGGGCCAGCTTTTCCATCAACTTTTATGTTCAATCCAAGCGTGTTGATAGCGGCCTGCATGAGACGCCACGCTTGCGACGGCCCCATATTCACAGCCATATCAAAGAGTTTGACCGCGATCATCCCGGACTTGATCTTGTCGCACTTTCCAGCCTTCCAGAACTTTTTTTCATATAGCTTGTGCGCTTCGCTTATAGATAAGCCCCGAACGTCATCAGCATCAATATCACCATCGCGGTCAATGTCGCCGTCAGCAAAGCCGTCTTGATCGGCATCTTCAAGAACTGATTGCAGAAAGCGAAGACTAATGCCGAAATTAGTGACACCACCGGGATCATCACTGTGATTAGAGAAGGTTCCTTCATGGTGATCTAGGACAATGAGTCCCCATTCAAAGTTGTGTTTGTTACTCATGGTATATCAATCCTTTGGAATCTAGTAGTGGGAATTGCGAACGTCCCGACAGGGGAGTTCGTGTTTGCTTCAAGATAAATGTTTACGCCTTTGACCATTCGCCACTCTTCCAAGTATCCACGAATCTCGTCAATCGCTGGCTGTCCTGCACCGATACAGACTTCCCATGTCGCTGTGCCGGACGAGTCGAACAGTGTGTCCCCGCCGATTACGTTGTCCGGTGAACCCGCTGCTTGTTCAACGCCGTCAATGAAGAAGCGCATCACTTCCGGAGACACAGAATTATCTCGAACCAGTGCAACGTGATACCACTGACCAGTCTCGAACATACGTGGCGACGTGAAAGGCCATGACGCAAACTTGTCTGTCGATCCATCAGTCGTCCACACAAATTCGACACTGGTGCTTGACGGATTGCAACGCCATATCCATGATTCAGCACCCGTCACTTGCCAGTGACCGGCGAACGATTGATTCGATCCTGATTGCGGATCGGTCGTGAAGTACACCCATCCTTCGATTGTGAATTCCTTATCTTCGAACCAGTGAACTCCGTTTTGTGGCGTCCATGTAAGATATGAAACTGTGCCCGTCAGATCGAAAGCGTTCGGCCCGAATTTTACGATTTCATTTGACGCATCTGCGCCGTTTGCTCCGTCTGTTTCATACACTGTGCTGAATCGACTTATGTCTCCGGGCTGTGCGTATCGATCACGCTCGTCATCCGGACGGGCATGAATAATGGTTCTGTGGAAGCTGTATTCTTTTGTCGGTGCCGTGAAGCTCGCGTCCCAAAGACCGTGATTGCCGATGACCCGAACTTCGCGAATCCATCCTTGAAAAACGTCTGTCGGAACACTCGCAATGAAGTGTGTTCCAATTGCGTAATCAACACGCGCAACTGAAATCGCATCTATGTTCAGCATCTGCTCCGGACTCGTCGTCAGTTCAGTGCCATCGATGAAAAAGTGCATGATGCCTTGTACTCGTGTGCAGGCGACGTGATACCAGATTCCGCCGACAGGGTTCCACGGTGCTCCCCGACTTTTATCGGCGACGAAGTCGTCTGAATAATGGAACTCAAGATTGTTATTGTTCAGTTGGAAATACCAGCTTCGGAATGCTCCGGATGAATTCCACCGTGCCATGAAAGTCATCTTCGCTGTACCCGGATCGCCATTGAACATGACGACGCACTCAAGAGTGAAATCATCAAGCCCACCGATTTCCTGTACATCTTCGAATGAATCGAGCGTCGTCACGTATCCTTGCGGACTGCCACCGCACTGCAATGCAGAGCCACCGAACGGCGGGACTGGTGAAGTCTGCACGATCACTGCACTATTGAAGAATGTTAAATTAGACGTGGGATTCGCACCGTAGTCTGTGGCATCTGTGCCTTCCGGCGAAGTTGACTGGCGATCTTCGTCATCAAAATGGATGTGGAAAGTCGTGTTTTCAAAAGACGGGAAGCCGTCAAGATCGCGTCGCGGATTCGTGGAGTCGATTTCTTCGTTGTCCCAAAATTCAACAGGGGATGGGATCGTGAATGTTGCGCCCGTCTCCAGCGCTCTCCCTTTGATAATCCGAACATGATCAACGTATCCATCCAGTGAGCGGCTTCTATCGACAACGGCTTCGTCTTCCGCTGCTTTCGCGATGCAAAGATTCGAGAAATGCTGTGCTGGCCCACCGAGAAATGCCAGTGCTCCGGGCGAAGAAGTTTGATCAATGAAGAAGGCAGTGTCTTGAAGTACGCGTGTGCCATTAAAGTATATATTTAATTCAGTGCCGTTCCGCGTAGCGGCAATGTGATACCACGTATCAATTTCGAGTTTCGGAGACAGCCCGGTCTCCACTGTCGCTTCTTTTGCGTCGCCGACTTGACCTGTCGGCCAGAACCCTATGAAATTAAGATCGTTGTTCTCGTCGAATCCGAATCCCCACTCTCGTCCGTTTGCAGTAGAAGTCCAGTTGCCGCATAGAAACATTCCGTCACTCTTCGTGCTTGGCAAAGTATTGAATCGAATAAATCCTTCAAGTGTGAAATCTTCGCTTCCGAATTGTTGATGTGTGACGGTGCTGGTTCCTACTTCGAGACCGTCTTCGAATCCGCCAATGCACTTCAAACTCGCCAGACCAGTGATAGCCGTATTAAAACTGAACTCTACGTCTCCGGGCGCACCGTTAAATTGCCATAGCTCCTGATGGGGATCAGTGCCTTCACCTACATTGACGCCGGGGATTCCATTGAAGTCAGACTGAAAAATAACTTCTCCGCGTGTCGCATCGAATTCAGAAGTCTCCGGAGTGAAGTCGATCAGGTTCAATGCGAAGCCCTTCACCATTCGAAATTCATCGATCCATCCATCGATACCGTTCGACGGCCCACCGTCAATCGGTGATCGATCATAATCGGACAAAAATAAATCAATCGGTAATTCGGGCGAAATGGTTGCGATAACAGGGTCGGTGATTTGAACTGATCCGAGAGATGCACCATCGACGAAGGCATCAAGAAGTAATTGTCCGCCCGGAAGACTCTTCTTCACGAGCGTTATTGCATACCACGCATTCAAGTTCGGACTAGGCGACCACACTGATCCGACACTTTGGGTGCCAGTTGTGCTTGTCCCGTTCGTGGAAGTCCAAAATTCAAACTGAACATCCCCGAAGGCATCCATATCCATCCACCATCGCCACGATACATTGCCGATGCCAGACAGAGACCACTGCCCGACGATCTGCTTGTCGTTACTCCCAAGCACCTGAGAAAAACGAACTCGAAACTCAATCGTGTGATCATCATTCGGATTCCATAAACCACTGATCGCGCCTTCCGAATCAATCTGCAATCCACCGGGGACGTTGTTCCATCCGCCGCCGTTGAAGTCGAAAAACCCGGAGCCTGTGCCGAAGACTTTTTGTGCGGTATCTATTTCCGCTGGCCCTAATGTGCGAACGACGTGTCTGTTCGCTGTTGAATCAAGGAACGTCGCAGAGGCATCTTCGCCATTGAATTGCAGATGCAAGAACGCAGCATCCGCAGGAACAATGAATGTTCCAATAGCAGTGAAATCGAACTGCATTACTTCACGCGTCTCGCGGCCCGGAGACAGTGCCGCGAACCCGGAAGGATTGTGTCGCATCAAGAATTCAAGACGCGCATTGAAAGAATTATTCGTCCGTGATCCTGCAATGACACTCTTCGACATCGTGAATGGCTGCGTCGGTGATGTCAGTGGTACATCGATACCCGAATCAATTTCGTCTGTGCCACGAATCGGAGCCGGAGTCACATCCAGATCGAACAAGTACCAACTGAAGACAGCGTCGTCTTCTATGTCATCCGCGCCCATTGTCAGACCGTCCATGTCCAGACCCGTCACGCTCCAGATCACATCTTTCGTGCGGAAGCTTCGGTGCGTCGGTGTGATCGTGACGCCTTGTGCCACTGGCGATCCCGGTGCGACAGCATCGAAGTCACCAGTCGTGGAGAAATCTACGCCGTCAAAATCCATCGCAATCGGAAGCAATGGCTTCAGGTAGCGTGCGTCATCGTCCAATATAACTTCAGCCGCTGACACTGGCTCCGGAGAATCCGTCTCAGAGATCGCATCTGTCTGTGACTTCGGAAGGAACTTCGGATCAATCGCATCCGCGACCGTGTATTGCTTGTCCGGCAGTGCCGTACCACCTGTCCAGATGAACCAGATGCGCTCGCCTGCGCCGTGTATCTGCATCCCTGAATCCATGCAGGCACGATAGACTCCCGTCAGCCTAATTCCCCCGGTAGCCTCTGGTGATACGGAGAGATCGATTATCCCGGTGAATGCGATCCATTCTTCCGTCGCCGTGTTCGGATTGATCACCGCGACTCCGGCCATCTGACCGACTCCGCCCGGAGCATAGGTGTCGATCAAGGCGTCCAGTTCGCCTGTGATCGCGTCGATGTCCATCGTGAATCCCCCGTTTCCGGTCTGCCAGCCCGTCTGTGCGTCGCGCAGCGTCCCGACGACCATCGTCCCGCCACCAACATCGTCGATCAGCGTGTACCCACCGGAGAAGCCACTAGGCGGCGTTCTGGTGCGATCCTTGACATCGAACTTGGACATCAGCCCGACGCCACCGTCTCTAGCTCCCACGAACATTCGCGGAAATACGGAAGGTGTGTCCGGGTCTTGCTGGTTGATTATGAAGGGAGCTTCCATCGCCAGCATATCAGCCAGCAAGAACGGATTGACAGCCTGTGTCGGTGGCACGAATTCAGACTCTGGCGGATCAGAAAAGCCGACGAATTCGACACCGAAGATGTCTTCGACCACGTCCGCAATAACACTCGCGGCAATTGGATCGCCTTGCCGAATAGCGATGATCCTGAATGGCATATTCGTCACATCGACTTCATCGTCCGTCAGACTCATGATATTTCCCGGACGGAGACCCCATGCCGTGCGATTGATCTCCACCGTAGCACTCGCGAGCGCTCGCGAGAGACCACGAATGTCCCGCCAGACTATCTTGTTCGCGACAGACGCAGCATGAACGCCTGTGTACCGCACAGTCTTCGAGCGCGGACGACCTTGAATGATCAGGTTCGCTAAGTCCTGCGCCGGAGCATACGTGTCACCGTAGTCTTTCGCCCGATCTGTATATTGAACCAGTATTTCATTGAACGTCTGATTGTTTTCACCACGAGAGAACTTCGTCACAGAAATCACGTTCGTCTCGTCAGCTTGGAATTCACTCGCGAGCGTGTAGTCTTGACGTGCGAGAGTGATTTCGATCTGCCCTGTGATCGGGTTCGGCCCGATGTAAGCATCAACATGCTGTTCAATCATGTCAATCAGATCACCGGATGTCTGCACTTGATCTATCAGAGCACTGAAGCCGAGACCTTCTGTCCAGATCGTCTCTGCTGATTCCTGAAAGTTTGCGAGATTCAGATCACTCGGCGAGAGTCCACGTCCCCAGTCTGTGTTTGTGAATGACTCATACGCGAGAGAAATCGGATTGATGTCGTCGCCGATGATATGGTGATCATTGGCGAGACCCAGTGCATCACCGAGTCCACCATTCGCAATCGTGTCAAACATCTGAAGCTCAAACTTGAAGTTTCGAACGATGTTTGCTTCGCCAATATCAGCGCCACCGTCTTCTGTTTGATTCGTCAGTATGACGTAAGAATATCCACGATACGCAGGAAGATTCGTGATGCCTTGTGTTTGCAGATACGCGCTGAATCCCTGTGAAGCCTGTCCATTGAAAAGTCTGAAGCGACCAGTGAACCCGCCACCTTGATCCGGCCCGCCGAATAAATCTTCCAGCGTGACATCGCACACGAGTCCCGGAACGCTGCCGTTGTCGATTGTATAATCCCACACGACATCGTCTCCGACCCATATGCGTCGGATGCCTGCGGTAACTCCACGCACGAGACCAAGTTGCATAGCCAGCTTGTAAGTGAAGCCGATGGTCTCGTCTTTCTTGAAGATGATTCCGGTCGTGACCGTGCGCTCTTCAGCGACGAAGTCGCCATACCAGACGACATTCGGCCCCTGAATGACCATCGTGCCGAACATCAAAGGAACGAAGCGTCCCTCTGTTGCAGTCGGAATGGAGAAATCGCCAAGCCCGGACGGAGTCTGCGCGGGCAAACGCTGGCGAAAATAATCCGTGATCACGAACGATGCGACCCATAGCCAGAATGTGTACCAGAATGTCATATCAGCCCGCCCAAAATCCGTCTCTTTGAGTATCCGCGCTCGTCCCCACCGGAAGCTCTGTCGTGAATGGATTGATCTTCGGAACCGTGGGCCAGCCGCCATAGTTTATGATGTTGTTGAACTTGCGAACACAGATGTCGGTGTCGCGTTTGCAGCCTGCGAACACTTCGATCTGATCACCAGTGCTGGCGTTGTTGAACTTGTACGGGATTTCGATTGTGTCCGGGTCTTGTGGTGATCCGCCAGCCGGAGACCGAATGATGCGACGAAGTTCACCGTTCACTTCGCAGTAACCGTTCAGCCAGTATTCATCAAGCTCGTCCGATGACAATGCCCCGCTGATTGTGGCGTCTATGATTGCGGCTTCTGCACGAAGTCCATTCACGGTGATCTGTGTCGGAGACAAGATGCCGGATATCGGTGCGACAAAGCGGTGATCGTTTCGGATGATCCTGCACGTTGATCCTTCATAAAGAAAGTAGTTGCAGAGACCTTGATACGTGAATCGCGGAAGCTCGTCAGTACCTTGTGCAAAGGGAGTCGCGAGAATCGTGGCGAGTGCATTATTCACCGTCACCGATCCGACTTCACCTTTCCAGAAAACCTGAACTTGCTGATCCGGATCGTTGTCATGGAATCGTTCGACAGTGACCGTCGTGATGTTGCTCTGCAAAATTTCACGGTACAGTCTGACCACCGGGTTTATGCTTGGCAGCGTGATCCGAAGCTGCGTGTCGTCCGCATCTTTCGAAATACTCGGAGCCGTCCGCGTGTACTCCAGCGGCTCGAATGTATCCGCACCGACCGTGACCACATTGTTCGCGTTCGTATAACGAAAGACTGTCGCACCATTCAGGAACGTCAACAGTTCGACTGGCCTTCCGTCTTGAGTTTCAAATGTTGCGAATGTCATTCTTTCACTGTCCTGATTCTGAAGATCAAGTCTGCTTCTCCGAGAAGTCTATGATTGAAGGTGGCTGTGTCTCCGTCGATTCGAACAAGGTGCATCCATGAAATGACCGTGTCTGCAATAGCGCTGAACCCGGCAGTCCCGACAGTG